CAACTAATAATGTAGCCGCAGTAGAAGAAGCTGTACCAATAGCCGCATCATCATCAAAATTTTCAACACTATAAGGTTGTGCTGTTATTGCCACACCGTCAACTTTAGTTACGTGAGCTCTAATAACTTTACCAGCTACAGCTACCAATACAATATCATTTAATCTAACACCGTGATTAGCTAATGTAAACACATTTGTAGTACCAGCATTGTTGTCATCAATATCAGAAGTTACTGTAAAAACAGATGTACCTGTATTAAGAGTACCTTTAACTGATATGTGTAGTCTACCTTGTTCTGACCAAATAACTTGATCTGCAGTCATAGACTCTTCTGCACCAACTTGTGATAAAAACCCTGAGATTGTTCTGTTACCGAAAACTTCAGCCTCTTTTTCTATTAAGTCAGGCAGGTATTGCTGAGCCCAACCTTTAGTCGCCTCAGCTGTAAAATCGATATAATTTGAATCTAATGTTTGCTTTTGTGGAGCAGGTACACTATTCAAATTACCACCGGGATTTGAAATTGCCATAATTAATTTTTTTTAAATGTTATTTTCTTTTTTTAATTTTAAACTTAAAATCATCAGAAGAATCACCTAACACTCTAAACTTCAAACCACCTGCTTCAACTTCGCCATGAGTTTTTCTAGGTTCTAGATTTATATTTTTATCTCTAGCAACTCTATTTTTTGTAGCATCTGCTACGCCTTGTTCATAAAAATGTTTAGCAATAGCATCTGCGTTCATAGCTGTAAAGAGGGACTTATGATAACCAGCAGCGTCTTCAATGGTTGTATTATCTTCACCAACAAACTTGTTGATAAAATTATTAATATCGCTCTGTGTTGTCTTAACTTTGTCTACTTCTTTAACGTTAAATCTAAATTTTTTGTCTCCAACTTGATAATCAAAACCTTTGAAATCTTTATTAAAAACACTTTCAGTTTTATTTAAAAAAGCTTGTTGAGTCTTCTTGTTAAGCTCTTGTTGATCTTTTGATTCCTTGTTATATCTATTAAAGAAGTCAATAGCTTTCTGTTGTTCAGAGGTCAACTTTGACCCAGCCTTGATATCTTCATAGTACTTAGACTTTTGCCCGTCTAAATAGGCTCTAGCCTCGGCAACTTGCTCTTTGAGGGCTATCTTTTTTTTACGTATAGTCTTTTCATCATCTACATCTTCATCTACACCAAACGTATCTTCTAATAAAAAGTTTCTTTCTTCAGCAGACAAATGAGATTTTGTAGTTCTGTAATACTCATCTAATACATCTGAGTCGTCCATTTTAGAAACATCTCTATTTAAATTAACATAGTCTGCTACGCTACCACCTGTTTCATCCATAAAATCTACAAGCTTTTGTATATTCTCTGGTAAAGGTTTACCTGTTGCTACAGCTTCTTCAACAGCTTCTTCAACGGCTTCTTCAACTTTTTCTACAACTTCTTCAACTTGTTGTTCTTCTTGTTTTATTTCTTCAACAACTTGCTGCTGCTCTGTTTCCTCGACTTCTTCAACTTGTTCTTCTTCTTTAACAACTTCTTGTTCTGTAGCTGGTGGTTTACTTAAGTCTATTTTGATAACATCCGGATCATCAGCACTATCAAACTTAGACAAGTCTATATCTTCAGTAACCTCTTCTACCGGTTGTTCTACAACTTCTTCAGTTGTTTCACTTTCTTGAGAAGTAACCTCATCAACTACTTCTTCAACTATATTTTCTTTTTCTTCTGTCATAATAAAATTTTATAAAATATTAAATATTAAGAGTCAAACCTATCTAAGTTTGCGCCTCCTGTAAGTATATCATTACCTGATGACTCAAATGTTTTAACTGAATCACCCCCACTTCTTTGATCTATCATTTGTTTTTGATGCATAGCTTGTCTATCAACTCTAGCATCTTTTCTATCTTCTTTCATAGCTTCTTTTTTATCTGCTATTTCTCTTTGTATTTCTTGTATTCTAGAATTTAAAGAAAACTCATAAGCCATTAATTCTTTTTTGGAATCAACCTCTTGTTGAAGATATTGTATTCTTAATTGATTTTTAGTTTGTTCAAGCTGAGCTTCAAACTCTACTTTAGCTTGGCTCTTTTGTATCTCTGCTTGTGCAGCCGCTTGTTGTTGTTGAGAGTTTGCTGTAGCTTGAGCTTGAATATTTTGTTGTTGTGCTTGTTGATCTCTTTCAGCTTTTTTTCTTCTTTTTATTTTTAAAAGTTGATTAGCTAATTTTATATTTCTAACCTCTCTTAAATCTATAGCATCGTCTAAATCTATTAACTTTTGAGCTAGAGCCTGCTGTATGTTATTTTCAAGTATAGCTTTTTCTTCTTCGTCTGGCATTAGTTCTATAAATATACCAAAGTCATACAAATGTAATTCTTTTAATTCATTTAATGTAGCAACGTTGTGAGCACCAATAGCTTGTATAAAAGCGTTTTTAGTAGGAGAGTATTCTATTATATCTGATATACGAAGCGATAAACACTCTGCAACTTCAGCTGTTAAAAATAACATTGACTGTAGTATATGTCTAGTTGCTGTGTTAGAATTAGCAGCTGCTAGTTTTTGTACACCAACTAAAGCGTTTTTGTCTGGCATACTACCATCACGAGCTTCGTTTAACCCGGTTACATCACGTATCATTTGTAAATAATAATTGTAAGTACTTATTAAGCTTTGTATCTTACCACCATTAACGTTATTACTTATTTGTTGTATTGGTACTTTACCTGGGTTCATATCACCATCTGATGTAAAGCTTCTACCTATAACACTACCAGTTTGAAAGAACATGTTTAAAGCTTCTTGCGGATTATAGTTTGTACCATTACCAAGATCAACTTCTGCTAAACCATCAGCATCTAAATAAACGCCATCAGGTACCATACGAGCCATAACTTGTTGTAGCTTTAAATGTGTCAACTGTATCATGTCAGCAAAACCTGTTATTCTACCAACTAAACTTTCTACTCTACCTTCATACATACGAGGAGCTACAACTTGGTAATTCATTTTTACTCTACTAAAATCAGAGTCTGTACGCATCATGTTTTGACACATACCCCATCTTAATAGTTTATTAGAACCTAAAATGTAAACACCTTCATATAGTGTTTCAACAACTCGTTCTAGTTTTCTAAACTCACCGTCCATACTTTCAGGTGGATTAAATGAATCATCTTTTTGTATAATCTTTTCTGCACCTGTACCTGTCTTTTTTAATTTATATACATCGTTCATATGTGTTTTGTAATTAAAGTATAATACTTCAATTTTATTTCGATCCATATGATTAACTCTTTTCGTGCCATTATAGTAGTTGGCTCCAGACTTTTCAACTATTTCTTCTATTTCTGATTCTGTTAATTCTGGAAACTCTTTAACAAGTTCGTTTATTGGTAATTCTTTTACTTCACCTATGTAATATATGTCATCAAAGTAAGGTGACTCAGTGTGTGAATAAACTAAAGAAGCTGGATCTACATATTCAGCTCTAGCACCTTCTGTATAATCAAAAGAAGTTTTAGTCGCACCAATACCTAACACAGTTAAATCATATAAACACCTTCTTCTTATTAAATCATAATCACAACCTTCCATTAAAACTTTTAAAGCTTGCTCTTCAGCCATTTCAGTTGCTTGTTTATAACTTAACTGCATGTGAAGTGCTAGCTCTTCTTCTGAATCAGGTAGTGTTTCTTTTTTATTTTCGTATAAATCTATATTAAAGTTAGCCATAGCAACATCATTGTATGCTTTTGACTTCATGTCTCTAAGTATAGACTCCATGTATTGTGTTCTTTTTTCTATACCATAAATGTCTTGAGAGTAGCAATTTATTTGGTAGTTTCTTTGAGCCATGCCATTTACAACAATATCAACAAACTTAGGTATAATAGGTACTGGCTTCCAGTCTAGATTTAAATAAGATAAATCACCATTTATAGATAATTCATTTTTATATTTTTGTATTGGCTGCTCACCTCTAGCGTATAATCTTAGCTTGTGGAAATTAGTTAAGTTTGTTCTATACTTAGATCTTGACTCGCTAAACCACTCTTGCTTTATAGCTTTAGCAACTTTTTCACCATATTCCATTGACATCTTTTCCATGTCGCTAACAGCTTGGGATGGAAAGTTTACAGTGTAATCTATCATACTATTGTTTTATTATTGTTGATTGAAATCCTTTATTATTGTATTTGGATATGTTTAGGTTTATTTTAGTTTTCTCTTTTTTAGGATTAGGTCTATATAAGTGTCTATTGCAAGCCATTATTGCTAAACCAGAACTTATTGAGGCATCATGTTTTGTTCTTCTATTTATATCAAACTTAGACCAGTCGTTTAAGGTATTATTAAAATACATGTTACCATAAACACCTTCGTCTATTAAACCTACATGATCGTTAATATACATCTCAATAGCAGCTGCATGAGCTTGTTTTATATCTTCACTAGAGTTTGGTATACCACCTATTTCTTTTTCTGCAACAGATAGCTTGTTCCATATCTTATCAGGTCTATTCATACTAAAACCTCTATAACCTCTTCTACGTAAATAATATAATAACCTTGGTTTATTATTTTCTGCAAGTAACGGCATACCATAAAATACTAAC